AAAAATGAGGGAGGGGGGGTATCACCAGGCAGGGGTTATTTATGGCCGGAAATGGAAACTCGGGTCGCCCCGGAATGCCGGCGGCGCTCAAACTTTTGCAAGGAAACAAGGGGCGGGAAAATCGTGATGATCTTCTCGCAGAGGTAGCGAGGCCGGCCGTACCGGTGGGCGCGCCGCCACGGCCCGATGTCTTATCCGCTGAAGCGATCGCTGAGTGGGACGAATTGGTCCCCGCGCTGATCTCCCTTGGCATCGTTTCACAGTTGGATTCGATGGCGCTGGCCACCTATTGCCAGGCCGTAGCCGATTGGCGGCGCTACCAGCGGCTGATCACCAAGCGCAATGCAGCATCCGATGACGAATTGGGTGGCGATATCCAAACCTTCAAGACCGGTGCGCAACAGATGCACGTCCTTCGGCAGCTCGCGAACGACGCGGAGAAGCGTGCCAACGCTGCCGGCGCCCAGTTCGGCATGTCGCCAATGTCCCGGCGCAACCTGAAAACTGCCCCGGCACCGCAAGGTGATCTATTCCCAAATGACCAACGAGACGCCGCAGACAAGTACTTCAGCTGACGACCGAGTTACCGGCTTTGCCAAAGCCGTCCTGGCAGGCGAAATTATCGCTGGCCCCAATGTTCGTAACGCTTGCAAACGCCACCTTCGGGATCTTGAGCACGGCCCGTCTCGTGGTTTGATCTGGGATCTTGAGCGCGTCGACCGCGCCCTCGGCTTCTTCGAAGATGTCCTTTGCCTCAACGGGGGCGACTACGAAGGCATGCCCTTCATGCTCGCGCCATGGCAAGCCTTTGTAGTTGGTAGTTTGTTCGGCTGGATGACCGTTGACGGTTATCGCCGGTTCCGACTCGGCTACATCGAGACAGGAAAAGGCTCGGGCAAAAGCCCCCTAGTCGCCGGCATTGGCCTTTATGGGTTGGTGGCGGACGGAGAACAGCGCGCCGAAATCTACGCGGCTGCTACCAAGCGCGACCAGGCCATGATCCTGTTCCGTGACGCCGTATCGATGGTCGACATGTCGAGGAAACTTTGCTCGCGACTTGTGCAGTCTGGTCGCGATGAAAAAGTTTGGAACCTGTTCTACCCGAACACAAACTCCTTTTTCCGGCCCATCAGTGCCGACGAAGGCAAGTCCGGTCCAAGGCCGCATATTGGTTTGCTCGACGAGCTGCACGAGCACAAGAGCGCTTCCACCGTAAACATGATGCGCGCTGGTACCAAGAACCGACGCAAAGCCATGGTCGTGATGATCACCAACAGTGGCTCCGACAAGAAGACGGTCTGCGGCCAGTACCACGATCTGGGCGTCCGGATCTGCGCGGCCATCGAAGATGACGATAGTTTTTTCGCGTTCATCTGCTCGCTGGATGAAGGCGATGACCCGTTCAAGGACGAAGCCTGCTGGCCCAAGGTCAACCCCTCGCTGGACTACATCGCCGAAGGGCAAAGCGATGGCATCCCCGGTCGCAAGTACTTGCGTGAACAGGTCCAGTCGGCCCGAGGGCTACCGGCTCAGGAGTCGGTGGTGCGTCGTCTCAACTTCTGCGAATGGACACAAGCCGATGCCCCGTGGATTTCTTGGGGTGTTTGGAAGCAGGCCGAAGAGCGTGTGCCAATGCGGCTACTGCGCAACCGCCGATGCGTCGGCGGGCTCGATCTAGCCAGCACCACGGACTTGACCGCGTTCGTTCTAATCTTCTGGCCCGCCCCGCACGACCCTCACTGGCGCCTGTTGCCGTACTTCTGGATCCCAGACGACGACCTTCAGGGGCGCGAGGATCGCGACAAGGTGCCCTACGCCATGTGGGTTAAAGATGGGCACCTTGAAACGACCCCGGGCCGGGCCATCAGCAAGCTGCATGTGCTGCGTCGCCTGGCCACGATCTGTGCGTACTTCGACGTCGAGCGCATCGCCTATGACCGGTGGCGCATTGAAGACCTGCTGCAGCTGATGTCCGAGTACGACATCTCGCTGCCAGAAATGGTGGGGTTCGGCCAGGGGTACAAGGACATGGGGCCGGCAGTCGATGAGTTCGAGCGCCGTCTGCTGGGCCTAGCCCCTGAGCAGGACGTGATCGATCTTGATCCCGCTGACTGGGAGGTCATCGAAAGCGAGACAGTTGAAACCCTGCGTCACGACGGTAACCCGGTAATGACCTGGTGCGCCGGCAACGCGGTGATCGTTTCCGATCCAGCCAACAACCGGAAGGCCGACAAGGCCAAGGCGACCGGCCGGATCGACGGCATCGTCGCATCCATCATGGCCGTCGGAATCAGCAGCAAGGCTGCTGGGACGAGTGGCAAATCCATCTACGACGAAGGGGCTGGTATATGAAATTGGGCATCCTGTCATGGGTGGCTGGGCTGCTGGGCTTCAGTCTGCTGGTGTACGGCGTGGCAATGATCAGCACGCCGGCTGCCTGCATTGTTGCCGGCCTAGGTTTGATGGCCTGGTCATTCCTTGCCGATCGTGCATCCGCTGCACTGAAAGCCAAAACCAAACCACCAGGAGGTTGAGCATGTTCTTTTCAAGCGTGCTCGGCGCGGGGCGCGGAAATCTGACAGAAACGAGCGACGGGTTTTGGCGTGGTCTTCTGGGTGGCGGCCGCAACAGCACGGGCGTGAGAGTCACGCCCGAGTCAGCGTTGGGCCTGCCTATCCTGCAAAACTGCGTCACGCTGCTGGCCGAGACCATGGGGCAATTGCCTTGCGAGATGTACCGCCGACTGGATAAGGGCCAGCGCGAAGCCGCCATCAACCACCCGGCGTATGACGTCCTTCGGTATCAGCCGAACGGGTTTCAGACGCCTTATGAATACCGTGAGTGCACGCAAGGCGCTGCCGGCTTGCGTGGCAACGCTTACAGCTTCATTGATCGCCGGGACGACGGAAACGTCGCGGCCCTCTGGCCATTGTGCAACGACAAGGTGCAGGTGCTGAAAGGCGGCGACATGCTGCCCTATTACCGGATCAGCGGCGGTGAAACTCTGCCGATGCGGATGATCCACCACGTGCGGTGGTTCAGCACCAACCATTACGTTGGGCTGTCGCCGATTGAGGTGCATGCCGAATCGCTAGGTCTGGCTCAGGCGGTGCGCCAATACACGGGCAAAAGCTTCGCCAACGGCGTGACCGTCTCCGGTGTGATCGAGCGCCCGCGTGAAGCCCCGGCGATCAAGGATCAAAGCAGTATCGACAAGATTGTCGATCAGTGGGGCCAGAAGTTCGGCGGCATGGACAACGCCAAGAAGGTTGCGTTGTTGCAAGAGGGCATGACCTTCAAGCCCGTCTCCATGAACAACGTGGATGCCGAGGTGCTGGGGATTCTCAAAACCACCGGCACCGATATCGCCCGGATATACAAGATCCCGCTCCCCATGGTCAACGACCTGGAAAAGTCCAACTACAACACCCTTGAGCAGCTGATGATTCAGTTCGTGGTGTTTGCACTGTTGCCCTGGGTGAAGCGTCACGAGCAGTCAATGATGCGGGACTTCCTGCTGCCCGCTGACCGGCGCGAGTACTTCATTGAGTTCAATCTGTCCGGCCTGTTGCGCGGTGACCAGAAGAGTCGCTATGAGGCCTACGCCATTGGACGGCAGTGGGGCTGGCTCAGCGTCAATGACATCCGACGGCTGGAGAACATGCCTCCGGTACCGGGCGGGGATATTTACTTGCAACCGCTGAACATGGTGGACGCAGGCAAGGGCGCCGCTGATTTGACCAACCCCAACGTGCGAGCGCAGCTCGAACTGCAGCACGCTGAAATAGAGAGGATTCTCGCGCAATGAAAAACTACCTGCGAGCCTCCAGCCTGCTGTTCAATCAGCCGCTGTTGGTGACGCCTGACATGTTGGACCTGGGCGTTCGCTGGGCCAACCAGGCAATGAGCTTGAACATCGTCAACATCGGCGCCGTAGCAGGTGCCGGTCTATGGGCGGACGATGGCCTGGACCGCATCGCCCAGCGCGAAGAAGAGCGTCGGACTGCAATTGCGCGCACTGGCATTGAGGTGATTCCGGTCAGCGGTGTGCTGGTCAGTCGCGGCAGCCACGTGAGCATGTGCGAGACGATGACCAGCTATGAAACGCTACGGGCTCAGATTAGCAACGCTGTTGCGGATCCGATGGTCGAGCGCATCGTGTTGGACATCGACAGCCCCGGAGGTTCTGCCGTGGGCGCCTTCGAGCTGGCGGCGGACATTCGCGCCATGGCCCAGCAGAAGCCCATCACCGGCATCGTCAACTTCATGGCCTACAGCGGTGGCTACCTGATCGGTGCCGCCTGTAGCGAGCTGGTGGTGAGCCAGACCAGCGGCGTCGGGTCGATCGGTGTCATCGCCAGCCACATGGATCGTTCCAAGATGGAAGAGGGCATGGGCGTCAAGGTGACCACCGTGTTTGCCGGCGCTCACAAAAATGACCTCAGCCCCCACGAACCGCTGAGCGACCAGTCGCTCAAGTACCTCAACGACGTTGTGCAGGAGAGCTATCAGCTCTTCGTCAATGCGATTGCCGACTACCGCGGGCTCTCGGTGCAACAAGTCATTGCCACTGAGGCGGGCCTGTATCGAGGGCAGGCGGGTATTGCGGCAGGCCTCGCCGATCGCATGCAGAGCCCGCAACAAGCTGTCGATGATTTATCCAACTCGGTGGCCGTGAGCCGAGCCAACCGCCAGCAAGGCCGGCTTTCGGTCCGTGCAGCTGCACTGAATTTTCAAACCCAGATCTGACCGCGTTCGCGGCAGTCGTTCGAAGCCCGCCCTGTGCGGGCTTTTTAATGCCCAGGAGGCACCATGTCCCTTGTACTTCAATTGCGTAGCGAACGCGCCAAACTCAATGAGTCGCTTCAGGCTCTGGCCAAGCTTGAGTCTGGTGGTGAAACCCTGTCGGCTGAGCAACTGACTCAATTCACCAGTCTGGAGGCTCAGTTCAATGCGCTGACTGACAAAATCAGCCGAGCCGAACAGGCTGAGCGAATGGCCGCCGCGAGTGCGGTACCGGTCAGTGAGTCGGCGCAAGGTCGCACCGGTCCACCACCAGGTCATATCTCTGGGTCGGGTCCAGCTGAGGCGCCAGGTGTGCGCATGGCTCAGATGGTTCGGTTGCTGGCGGCCGCCGGTGGCAATCAGCATCAGGCCGCTCAAATGGCAGAGCAGGGTGGTTATTCCACCGATGTTGCCATGGCGTTGAGCACTGTGACGCCGGGTGCCGGTGGTGTGTTGGTTCCTCAAAACTTCGCAACCGAAATCATTGAAGCTCTGCGCCCAATGTCGGTTGTGCGAAAGATGGGTACCCGAAGTCTGCCATTGAACAATGGCAACTTGACCATGCCGCGAATCACCGGCAACACCATCGTGACCTACATCGGTACCGAAACCGATATCCCGATCACCGGCATGACGTTCGCTGACACGAAGCTTTCCGCGAAAAAAGCGGCAGCAATCGTGCCTATCTCGAATGACCTGATCGCCAACGCCGGGATCAGTCCGCGCATTGACGACATTGTCGTGAACGATCTAGCGGTGTCGATGGGGCTCTCGGAAGACCTGCACTTCATCCGCGCCGACGGCACGGGCACGCTGCCCAAGGGGATGCGCTACTGGGCACAAGCGTTCAATGTGTTGCCAGCTCCCGACACCGTTGGCATCACCCTGGAAAAAATCGACCTGTTCGCCGGCGGCATGATGCTTCGCATCGAAACGGCCAACGTGATGATGAAAGACTGCGGTTGGTTGATGCATCCGCGCGTGTTCCGCTGGTTGCAGTCGCTGCGTGATGGCAACGGCAACAAAGCCTATCCGGAAATCGAACAGGGCCTGTTCAAGGGGTATCCGGTAGGTCTGAGCAACCAGATCCCGGTCAACCTCGGTGTCGGCGGTAACGAGACCGAATTCTACTTCGTGAACTTCGCCGACATGATGATCGGTGAGGACATGGACCTGACGATCTCGTTCAGTAATGAGGCCTCGTACAAGGACTCCGAGGGCAACATGGTCAGCGCTTTCCAGCGTGACCAGACCCTGGTCAAGGTAATCGCCAAGCATGACTTCGGTCCACGTCACGTGGAGTGCATCGTGGTCGCCGTCGCCGTGAAGTGGGGCGCTGGCATGTAATCCTTTTGCCCCGCCTCGGCGGGGCTTTGCATATCTGAGGTCGAAGCGATGAGCGATAAAGTTGTTGTGCGGTTTCTGAAAGCCTGGCGCGGTTACTCGGCTGAGGAGTTGGCAGGGTTTGACGAAGAGGTTGCTGAGGGCCTGAAATCCAAGGGCTTTGCTGAGGCCTACGAAAAGCCTAAAGCCGGTAAGGGAGCATCGGCCAAAGCCAGTGGTGCAAAAAATGCTGGTGAAACTGGCACGGCAGGTTCACCCCCTGAATCCTCGGGTGCGGCGTTAAACGGTGCTGAAGGCGGCGAAGGTAATTCCGGTACCGATGACGACGCGAAGCCATAAGCCATGGCCCGCCGTATCGAGTACTTCGGCGAACCCGTTCTCACCCTGGCACAGGTTGCGTTCCAGTGTCGGGTTGAGCCAGAGGACATGGAGCCGGCGTTGATCGAACAGATCATCATTCCCGGCGTGACAACTCAATGTGAATCGAAGACGGGCGCTTCAATTCGCGGTGCGATTTACGAAGAGGACTGGCCGACTCACTTCGCGGCAGGCCATGCGCTGGATGTCGGCCAGGCCAATGAGATCGTTTCAGTTATGGCGCAGCAAGCGGACGGCGCATGGGTGGCCCAGCCGGGGCCGTTTGAGCTTCGTCAAGATCAGCGGGAAAGTTTCCTGTTCTTCCCGTCCCCAAGGCCGGCTGGTGTGCTGCGGATTCGGTATAAGGCACAGCTTGATATGGCCGTGCACCCCGGCGTCCGCAACTGGTTGTTGATGGCTGCGGCGACGATCTACCGACACCCGGAAATGTTTCTGGTGGGGCAGACCTTGGCAGAGCTGCCATCTGCATTCCTCGACCACTTGGTCGCTGAGATCACCGTCCCGCCGAGGTTCTGACTATGGCGATGCGCGAACCCAGTGCTGGGGAGTTGGCCCGGCGTATCACCCTGAGGTTGAGGACAGACATACCGGCTCCAGACCAAGGGCTCGACTCGCTGTTCACCGACCAGAAAAGGCGATGGGCAAAGATAGAGCCTGTCGGTACCGCCGTTTATGCGAACGGTGTTCAGACCGATGTGAAGATTACCCACCGGATGATCCTGTATTACCTGAAGGGAATGAGCGAATCCCACGAAGTTGTTCATGGCGACACGATCTATCGGGTGCGCAGGGTTGCAGACATGAACGGTAACAGTCGGTTTACCTTACTCGAAGTAGAAGAGCTGGGGCCGCAACTGGTCGGGGGAGGGATCTATGTCTAACTCGGCTTCGATTGATGGATACCTGCACGTCGAGGGCTTCGACAAGTTCGAGCGGGAGGCCTTTGACAAACGGAAGATTCGCGCCGGGATGCGGAAGGTTGGCCTGCTGATCACTCAAAAAGCACAAATGAACCTCGCGCTTGGCGGTGGACAGGATGGCTATCCAACAACGCGCACCGGTGCCACGGTGGAATCGATCAGTTTCAAGGTGTCGCGCTCCGGCTTTCTTGTTCGCATCTCTCCCACCAAAACCACGGCCATGGAAGATTTCTACCCGGCCTACCTGCACTACGGGGTGAAAAAAGGGAAGCGCCTCGGAAAGCTGGCGCCCGGGAAGGGCAAAGGTAAATCGAACCGTCGAGCAAAAGGTGCTCGCGCTGCGGCGTTGGCCGAGCGAGCTTCTGGTGAATGGCGAATCAAACCGCGGGATAACTACATGGCCGACGCCTTGCAGGATTCGGCATCACAAGTTCAATCGATCCTCTCTTCTGCGTTTTCTGCTGCCTTGGGTTGATCGTCGATCTTTCTGGACACTCTGATGAAACTGAATCCGATCGTTGCTCACCTTCGAGCGACATGCCCGACCTTTGCCGGGAGAGTCAGCGGCGGCATCGATTGGGATGCTGTCGTTGAAAGCGCAAAACTTGCTTTGCCCGCGGCCTACGTCATTGCGTCGGCGGATGCGGGTGGTCCCAATAAAGCGCAAAACGCTGTCATCCAAGACATCACTGATCAGTTCGCTGTGGTGATAGTTCTCGACGCCGGTGATGAGCGAGGGCAGGAAGCTAACGATTTGCTGCATGACCTGCGCGCCGAGCTCTGGCGATCGCTTGTGGGCTGGTGCCCGGCACCGGAGTACGAACCGATCGAATACGGCAAGGGCGCCTTGCTGCATACCAGCCGGGCACGTGTGGTTTACCAGTTTCTGTTCACTGCCGAGTTCCAGCTTGGCCGCAGCAGGCAAAGCGACCCCGCTGAGACCTGGCACGAACTTGAGCTCGACGGGTTGCCGCCTTTCACCGGCGCAGACTTCGACATGGACTGCATCGACCCGGCAGATCCAAACCTGCAACAACCTGGCCCGGATGGGCGCATTGAAGCGAAATTCTCAGGAGACGTAACACCATGACCAAACGCATCACTGTGGTGCCGGCCTCTGGCCGCTCTGTGCCCGATCCGGAGGCTGGCGACTTGTTGCCTGTTGAAGGCCGGGAAGTCCCAGATAACGCATGGTGGCGCCGCCGCCAAGCGGATGGGGACGTAACCCTCAAGGCTGATAAAGCCCAATCCATCAAGGGCGTCACCGCGCCGAAACCCGAGGAAGCGCAATAATGGCTATCGGATTCAGCAACATCCCCGCCGATGTCCGGGTGCCGCTGTTTTATGCGGAGATGGATAACTCGGCGGCCAACAGTGCGTCGTCGGCCATGCGTCGACTGATTGTTGCCCAGGTCAACGGTGACGCCGCCAGCGAAAGTATTGGCCAACTGGTGCTGGTGTCGAGTTTGGGCCTGGCCAAGGACATCGGCGGCCAAGGCTCGATGCTGGCGACGATGTACGAAACCTGGCGCAAGACTGATCCGATCGGCGAGATCTGGTGTCTGCCGCTACAAAACGATACCGGTACCGCTGCAACAGCGACGGTCACTATCACCGGTGCCGCGACCGAGCCTGGGTTGTTGAACCTGTACGTAGGTGGTGTTCGCGTGCAGTCGGTCGTCGTGTCGGCGGCTACTCCGACGATCGCAGCATCGGCGTTGGCCGTGAAGATCAACGCGACGCCAGACCTGCCAGTCACCGCTTTGGCTGTCGCGGGAGTAGTTACGCTCACTTGTAAGTGGAAGGGTGAGAGCGGCAACGACATTGGTCTGGTTCTGAATCGGCTGGGCAAGTCCAATGGCGAGGCGACCCCTGCGGGCCTGACTGTTATTGCGACCCAGATGACGGGGGGCGTCGGTGCGCCTGACCAGATCGATGCAGTAGCGGCGCTGGGCGATGAGCCTTTCGAATTCATCTGCGTGCCTTGGTCGGATACGACCACGCTGAACGCGTGGAAAGATGCGATGGACGACAACACCGGTCGCTGGAGCTGGGCCAAACAACTGTTCGGCCACGTCTACACGACGAAGCGCGGCACCTTGGGTACGCTGGTGGCGGCAGGTCAGGCGCGTAACGATCAGCACATGACGATCCAAGCGGTGGAGCCAGGTGTGCCCCAGCCGGTCTGGGTACAGGCAGCAGCACTGGCGGCGCGCACCTCGGTGTTCATCTCGGCAGATGCTAGCCGACCAACGCAAAGCGGCTCACTGCCCGGGCTGGATCCGGCACCTGCCAGCGAGCGGTTCACGCTCACGGAGCGACAATCGCTGCTGACCTACGGCCTGGCTACGGCCTACTACGAAGGTGGCTATGTGCGCATTCAGCGCTCGATCACCACCTACCAGAAAAACGCGTACGGCCAGGCGGACAACTCCTACCTGGACAGCGAGACCATGCACCAGTCGGCGTTCATCATCCGGCGCATGCAGAGCGTCATCACCAGCAAGTACGGTCGCCACAAGTTGGCCAGTGACGGTACGCGCTTCGGTGCCGGTCAGCCGATCGTCACGCCGAGCACCATTCGCGGCGAGTTGATCGCGCAATACGCCAAGCTCGAACTGGAAGGCCATGTGGAAAATGCTGACCTGTTCGCCGAGCACCTGGTGGTGGAGCGCGACAGCAATGACCCGAGCCGCGTGAACGTGTTGTTCCCGCCGGACTACATCAACGGTCTGCGTATTTTTGCGCTGCTCAACCAGTTCCGCCTCCAGTACGACGCCGCCGCGTAACGCTGACCACGATCACCAAGCCCGCCCCGAGCGGGCTTTTTCATTCTGGAGATACAACCCATGGGCAAAAAAGTAGCGGGCACGGCGTACATCAAGGTGGATGGAATGCAGCTGACCGTCACCGGTGGCGCCGAAGCGCCGTTGATGGATAAAAAAAGGGAGACGGTTTATCCGGGCTTCTACAAGGAAGAGGAGTTGGCGCCTTATCTGAAGATGACCGTTATTCATGATCCGGCTCTATCGCTCAAAACGCTGACCGAAGGCACCGACATGACGGTCACCTGTGAATTCAACAACGGCAAGGTCTACGTGCTTTCGGGTGCGTACCTGGTCGACGAGCCGACGACGAAAGGCGATGACGGCACCATTGAACTGCAATTCGACGGCATTAAAGGGGTGTGGCAATGACGGGCACAGTAAAACTTCAGGTGGCCATCGAGGCCCACGGCGAGCCTCTGACCGAGCTGACGCTGCGTCGGCCGACCGTACAGGAAGTGCGCGCCATCAAGGCGCTTCCATACAGAATCGGCAAAGACGAAGAGGTCAGTCTCGATATGGATGTGGCCGCCAAATACATCGCGATCTGCACCGCCATCCCACCATCGTCCGTCAACCAGTTGGACCTTGCAGACCTGAATGACCTGAGTTGGCAGATCGCAGGTTTTTTCATGACAGCGGCGTCGAAACCGTCGACGACTTAATCAGGGTCGCCTACGACTTGGCCTGGTATTGGAAGGTTGACCCCCAACAAATGATGGCCAGGTCACTGGATATGCTCATCGAATGCCTTGAGCACGGCCAGCGTATTCACGGTATACAGGAGGGGCAGTGATGGCGGACAAGTTCCAGCTCAAGGCGTTGATCACCGGCGTTGATAAGTTGTCGCCGACACTGACCGGGATCCGTAAGAACGTTGCGGGCTTCCGCAAACAGATGAGCAGCTCAGGCCTTGGCAACATCGGCTTTCAGGACATGTTGCAGGGCGGCGCCTTTGCTGCGCCGTTCATTGCTGGCGCCCGTGCTGCCATGGAATTCGAAACGTCCATGGCCGATGTGAAGAAGGTGGTTACCTTCGACACGCCCGAACAGTTCAAGCAGATGGGGCAGGACGTGCTTGATATGTCGGAGAAAATGCCGATGGCGGCGAGCGGCATCGCGGCCATTGTTGCTGCCGGCGGCCAAGCCGGTTTCGCCCGTGGTGAGCTGAAGCAGTTCGCTGAAGACGCGGTGAAGATGGGCATCGCCTTCGATCAAACAGCCGACCAGTCCGGCGACATGATGGCGAAGTGGCGCACCTCTTTCAAAATGACCCAGCCCGAAGTCGTAACCCTGGCTGACAAGATCAACTACCTGAGCAACATCGGTCCTTCGTCCGCAGCGCAGATCTCCGACATCGTGACCCGGATCGGTTCGTTGGGTGGTATCGCCGGCCTGTCAGCAGGTCAGGTTGCCGCGATGGGGGCCACGCTTGCGGGCGTGGGTGTCCCGAGTGAAGTAGCGGCAACGGGCATGAAGAATTTCATGCTGTCGCTGACCAAGGGCAGTGCGGCCACCAAACAACAATCGGAGGCTTTCAAGTCGCTGCGTTTGGATGTGAAGCAAGTTTCGAAGAGCATGCAAAAGGATGCTCAGGGCACGATCGAAGATGTGCTGGAGCGCATCGCCAAGGTCGATCCGGCGAAGCAGGCCGGGTTACTGACGCAGCTCTTCGGTACCGAGTCGGTGTCTGCCATCGCGCCACTGCTGACCAACCTCGATCTGTTGAAATCCAGCTTCGGCGCCGTAGGCAAGGAAGGAAAATTTGCTGGATCGATGGAGGCGGAATACACGGCTCGGTCCGCGACCACTGCCAACTCCATGCAGCTGCTGACCAACAAGGTAACCCGGTTGGGTATCGCAGTGGGTTCCGGTCTCCTACCGCCGTTCAATGACTTCATGGACCAGATCGGCCCAGCCATCTCCCAAATGTCTTCGCTCGCCGGTGAACACCCTGGTGTTATCCGTGGGGTGTTGGGTGCCGGCGTTGCCTTTGGTGTTCTGCGTGTCGCGGTGATGGGCGCCGTGGTGGCAACCAAGATCCTCAGCGCCGTCACCGCAATGTCGCCGATCGGGATAATCGTTCGCGGTATCGCGCTAGCGGCCGGCCTGTTGATTGCCAACTGGGCGACCGTTGCGCCGTACTTCGAAGCGATCTGGGAAAAGATCAAAGGTCCGGCCATGGTCCTGTGGGGCTGGTTTAAGCAGGCCTTTGCATTCACTCCGATCCCGATGGTGATGGAAAACTGGGGGCCGTTGACTGAGTTGTTCTCGGCGCTTTGGGATGTTCTTGTCGCCGTCTCCACCCCGGTAATGGATTTCCTCGGGCGCATGTTTGAGTGGACGCCGCTCGGGATGATTGCCAAGAACTGGGCGCCCATCACTGAGTGGTTTCAGAAGCTCTGGGCGAAACTGAAACCGATCATCGAACCGATGATGAAGTACTTCGGAGGCGGCGAGGGTGGTGAAGGAATCATCAAAACCGCCACCAATAAAGCCAATGAGTTTGCCGAAGAGCAGCGCGTGCGCAACGCGGGACCAGGTGGCGGCGATGGCTCGTTTGTTGAGGCCGGCGCTGTCGAAGGCGCGCAGCGATATCAGCGGATGATGAAAAACGCGGCGGGCATCCCGAGCACTGAAAAGTTGTTGAGTCGGCCAAATCTGGCCAACCAATCCAGCGGTCTGCTTCAGCAGGCATCAGGTAATCAGGCGCCAAAGCTCAATGGTGAAATCACCATCAACATCCCCGGTGCTCCTCCCGGTACCACCGTCGATCAAGCGAAAACCAATCAACCGGGCCTGAGCATCAAGCCCAGTGTCGGTACCCGAACCATCGGTGTTATGAGGCCCAACTAATGACTGTGACGTGGCGTGATAAGTTGTTGCCGGCTTCGTTCCGGGGGATCAGCTTCTTGATCCCCCAGACTTCGGTGCCGGTGGGTATGAAGGGACAGCTGCATGAATTTCCGCAGCGAGACACACCGTTCTTTGAGCAGTTGGGCAAGCAATCCCAGGTGCACAAGATGACGGCGTGGATCATCGGTGATGATTGTTTCGAGCGTCGAGACAAGTTGATCGAGGCGCTGAACACGCCGGGCGGCGGCGAGCTGGTGCATCCCTGGCTCGGAAAAATGCAGGTCAAGGCAGGCGAGTGCGATATGTCCCACGACTTCGTGGGCGGTGGCATGGTCAGTTTTGAGCTGACTTTCTATCCGGACGTGCCGCTTAAGACGCCCGCGGCGAAGGTCAACACCCAGGCGCAAGTGGTGAATTCGTCTGAAAGCCTGCTGACGTCTTCGCTCAATCGATACAAGACCGCCATGGGTACAGTTAATCAAGCCCGGCTCGGGTTGCTACAAATGCGCAACAGCCTGACGAACGTCTTCTCTGTCATTCAGCAGCAGTTCGCGCCGTTCGTGAGTGTCTTCACGGATGTCACGGGTTTCGCGCAATCGCTCATCAACTCCCCTGGCTCTTTGTCCTCGCTTTTCTCCAGCTACTTCAGCAGCTTTTCAGGTTTCGATTTTTTCAGCTCAAGTTCAAGTGGTCGGTCCAGCTCGGGCAGCAGCTTCGGTAGTAGCTCGGGCAATGATGGTGGCGGTTACCGCGGGGCTGTCGCCGAAGCCAGCCAGCAGACGGCGGCGGTCGGCAGTATCAACACCGTCAGCTCTATCGGTGGCACTGATGCAATCACTGCATCACAGGCCACCGCAAATCTGGTGCAGGATTCAACCCTGGTGCAGATCGGCCTGATCGTGAGCGAGATGCCAGTAGCCCCGCAGCCAGAGTCAATTGAGGCCATGCCTTCCGTTGAGCAACAGGCGCTCCAGCCCATTGTTCGGCCCGACGTGCCGGTGGCTGACGACGTGATCGAACTCCGTGACAACCTCAATGAGGCCATTCATGAAGCGTCACTGAAGGCTGATCCCGAGCACTATCTGGTGCTGAACAATTTTCGGCAGACGGTGGTAAAGCACCTGACGGCTGTCGCGCAATCCGGGGTCAAGTTGGTCGACATCACGCCGCCTGAAACCTTGCCTGCATTGGTGCTGGCCTACAGACGCTTCGGCGATGCAACGCGCTCGCCGGAGGTCGTTCAGCGCAACCGCATTCAGCACCCAGGCTTTGTGCCGGCGGTGCCCATCAAAATCGCCCAGAGGTAACCAATGTCCGATGACCAAAATGCGGTCAGCCTTACGGTTGGCGGTCTGGATTACTTCGGCTGGAAATCGGTGGAAATCACTGCGGGGCTCGAAGATCAGGCCCGATCGTTCAATGTGTCGTTGACGTGGAAGTGGCCGGGGCAGGTTCAAAACGTACCGATCCGGCAGGGCGACAAGTGCCAGGTGAAAATCGGTAATGACCTGGTGCTGACGGCGTGGGTGTTTGCAACACCGGTCAGCTACGACGATAAGCAAATCACCAAGACGATCAGCGGGCGATCATTGACGGCGGACCTGGTGGACTGCGCGGCAGTCAACAAGCCTGGCCAATGGAACAACCAGGCGGTGCTGGCCATCGTCAAAGCGTTGGCTGCGCCCTATGGCATCACGGTGAACAGTGAGATCCCTGAAGGCGGAAAACTTTCTGACCACACCATCGAGCCGGGCGAGACGGCGTTCGCCTCCATTGACCGGTTGCTGACATTGTTCCGGGTGTTCTCCACGGACGACGCGCGCGGTGCCGCCGTGCTGGCCAGCCCAGGCAGTGGTGGCCGCACCTTCGATGCGATTGAGGTGGGCAAGAACGTCAAGACCGGCGATGCGCCGCTCGACTTCTCCGGGGTGTTTTCTGAGTACCAGGTGCTGGGCCAGAAAAGCGGCACCGACGATGAGTTTGGTCCCGATGCCGCTGAGGTTTCGGCCAGTGCCGCTGACGATCGCACCACCCGCAAACGGGTGATGATCATTCAGGAGTCCGGCCAGGTGACCAACGAGCTGGCCCAGTCGCGGGCCAACTGGGAACGTAGCAGCCGAATGGGGAAGGCGCTGACGGTCACTTATGTGGTTCAGGGCTGGCGTCAATCCAATGGACAGCTTTGGCGACACAACATGATTGTCAGGGTGATCGACCCCATCATTGGCATGGACCGAGACATGCTGATCTCGCGCATCACCTACACGCTGAACGAGCAGGGGATGCTCGCCAAGTTGGAGGTGGGGCCGCCTGAAAGTTTTGAGCCTGAGCCGAAGGACCCGCATGGCAAAAGGAAGGTGAAGAAGGGCGGCAAGGGTGACAACTTCGAATACCTGATCCCCGCTGACTACGAGCCCAAAAAATGAATATGAAAAACTTGCTCGCCCGCGGCACGGTGGTGCTGGTCAATGCCACCAAAAAACTCCAAGGCCTACAGGTTCGCCTCACCGCTGGTGAGCTCAAGGATGGCGCTGAACACTTCGAACCTTACGGTTTCACCAGCAACCCACTGCCCGGCGCCGAGGTGCTGGCTGCGTTCATCGGTGGTGATCGATCCCATGCGGTGGTGCTGGTGGCCGCTGATCGCCGGTACCGCATTCAGGCAATGGCGTCCGGCGAGGTGGCCATCTACACCGACGAAGGTGATCACATCCACTTCAAGCGCGGGCGGATCATCGACATCGAGACGCAGACCCTGAACATCAAGGCCACGACAGCGGTGAACATTGATTCGCCGGTGATCAACCAGACAGGGGAAATCGTTTCGCAGGGTGATCAGGTCGCTGGTGGCATCAGCCAAATTCATCACGTTCACGGGGGCGTTATGGCTGGTAGTGGTCAGAGCGCCGCGCCTGTCGCGGGAGGTTGAGCATGGTCATTTCTTCCGAGGTTGAGGCTGCGCTTATTCGCGCCGTGACAATCAGCCTGTACACCTGGCGCCGCGCCGAAACAGATGATCTTGTTGATGACGATGAACGTTTTGGTTGGTGGGGCGACAGCTACCCGCCGATCACGAATGACCGCATCGGCTCCCGCCTGTGGCTACTGCGTCGGGTGAAGCTGACACCACAAACCCAGCGCGATGCCGAGGCCTACGCACATGAGGCCCTGCAATGGTTGCTGGATGACGGTCATGTTGTCGACATCGCTATCGCCAGCGAAAAAGTCGATATCAACCGACTGAACCTTATCCCGACGCTGACCATTACCGGCGGTACACGTCTTGAAATCAAACAACCCTCTTCATGGCAGGTGATCTATGCCGTTTGAAACGCCTTCGCTACCTGTCTTGATCGGCCGTACCCAAGGTGACTTGGCCTCTGACTCGCTGCGCCGATCTGATGCACAGGTGCTGGCCAGAACCTTGGGTGGCACGGCTTTTGGTTTGTACGGCTACCTCGACTGGATCGTCGAGCAAATCCTGCCCGATCGGGCGGACGAAGAAACGCTGGAGCGGGTTGCGTTGTTGCGCCTGAATCAGCCGCGCAACCCAGCCCAGCCGGCAGAAGGGCCAGTCAGCTTTACAGCCGCAGCGGGGGCTGTGCTCGATATTGATGTTGTGCTGCAGGCTGGTGATGGTCGCACCTATAAGGTGACGACTGGCGTCACCACGGTGGCGGGACTTAACACCACCACGATCGAGGCGGTCGACGCCGGCACTCTGGGCAACGCTGATCCGGGTCTGACTTTGAGCCTGGTCCAGCCGGTGGCCGGCGTCACCAATACTTTTACCGTGTTGGCTCCCGGTGTAACGGGTGGTATCGCGAAGGAAAGCGTTGAGTCGCTGCGTGCCCGAGTGGTGCGGTCCTATCGGGTTATCCCGCACGGTGGATCTTCCGCCGATTATGAGACGTGGGCACTGGAGGTTGCCGGTGTGACTCGTGCCTGGTGTCGCGGTAGCTACCTGGGGCCAGGCACCGTTGGCTTATTTATCATGCGTGATGGCGATGTCGATCCGGTTCCTAATCCGGCGCAGCTCGCGGAAGTGAAAGCCTACATCGAGCCGCTGCGGCCGGTAACGGCTGAGCTATATGTCCTCGCACCCAACAGAGTCCCGGTGCTCTACACCATCCATGCGGTACCAGACACCAGCGCGGTTCGTGCTGGCATTCAGGCGCAGTTGATAGATCTGCACGAGCGAGAGGCCGGGCTTGGGGACACTCTGCTCATAAGCCATATCCGTGAGGCGATCAGCGGATCATCAGGCGAGACCGACCACCAGTTGATAGCGCCTGTGGCCAATGTCGTGCCCGCCACCAACCAACTGCTGACATTTGGGGGTATCACATGGCTGTAGCGAGAACCGCCGATCAATACCGCCAGCAGCTTCGGGGGCTCCTGCCTGCCGGCCCCGCATGGGATCCGGAGTTGGTGCCGGAGATTGATCTTGTCCTGACGGGCGTTTCGCTGGAGTTCTCCCGGCTCGATGCACGAGCGGTTGACCTGCTTAACGAGATGGACCCCTCGGGCGTGAGCGAACTGGTGCCGGACTGGGAGGCTGTAATGGGGTTGCCCGATGTCTGTCTCGGGCCAAACCCAGCGTTTGAAGACAGGCGTCTGGCAGTGAGGCGCAGACTGGTGGAAGTGGGAGGGCAGAGCAGGGCTTACTTCCTTGAAATCGCAGTGAGCCAGGGCTACCCGAATCCCACTATCACCGAACATCGAGCGCCCCGTATGGGGCGTTCTCGTTTTGGGGCGGCGCATTTTGGGACCTGGCATGCGCAGTTCATGTGGACGCTCAACACCGGGGGGCGTCAGCGGCAAGGCCGTCGCTTTGGCGTCAGCTATTGGGGCGAACGCTTTGGGGCAAACCCGGGCAACGCCATCGAATGCTTGATCCGTCGGCCGGCGCCGGCGCACACCGTTGTGCACATCAATTACGACTGAGGGGATGGAACGTGGATTATCCAAAAAGTGTGCCCAGTATTGGGCTGGTAGGTGGCAAGTTTGTAGACGAGGATCCTCTGGCAGGTACACCGGGTTCACTGATCCCTTCGGCGTGGGGCAACTCAGTCACTGACGAAATGCTGAATGTCATTCAGGCTGCGGGGCTTGTCCCGGCTGAAGCGGATTTGACCCAGCTGTTGAAGGCCATCCGCGCGCTTGGTCAAGCTGGCGCTACGAATTACGCGTTGGATACGGGCGTTGCGAACGCCTATGTGGCGGCGTTTACCCCGTCCATCACCAGCCGCGTCAATGGTCGGCTGTTGCGCTTCAAAGCGAAGACTACCAACACCGCGTCGTCGACGTTCAATGACGGCGCCGGTCTGGCGAACTTGGTCGGCCTGGGGGGCTTGGCGCTGCAAGGCGGTGAAGTGGTCGTCGACGGTATCTGTACGGTGTGCTGGAACAGTTCGCTATGGGGCGGCGCGGGGGCCTATGTGCTGCTGTCGTGTGATACCGCGCCACTGCAAGTGGCTCCCGCGCTCAAGAGTAGCCACGCGGTCACGCTCGGCCAGCTGCAGAATCGCGGGTCGCAGCTATTCGCGTCCAATGGCACGTTTACCGTGCCCGCTGGTATTACCTCGGTTCTGGTCACTCTTTGTGGAGGTGGCGGCGGCGGTGCGGCTTATTACGATACGACCTCGGCCGGTGGCGGCGGTGTAGCGGCCGGAGACGGCGGGTCCGGTGGTGCAGCCAGTGGTAGCATCGTTGTCGCGGGTAGTTATGGGCAAGCGTACAACCCTTCCGGCCCATCCCAAGAGCAGGGCGGCAGTGGTGGCGGTTCGGTATTTGGCGCGGGTGGTGTGGGCAGCATGCGCCTCGGCGCCGTCCCAGCCCGACCGGGTACTGGTTATGGCGCGGGTGGTGGTGGTGGCTGCCGAACGGTGGGCGCATCGGGTAGCAAGGGGTTTGTTCTGGTGGAGTGGTTCCAATGAAAGTTTTTGCGCAAGTTCAAGATGATCGTCTGCACTGGAAGTTCGAACAGGATGACCAGCCAGAGTTTGCCCCTGACCTGGTGATCATCGAGATCACCGGCGTATCTCCAATGCCTCAAGAGGGATGGGGATTTGACGGATCGACATTCTCTCCACCGCCTCCACCTTCTGCCGAGGAAATTATCGCTCGCGTTCAAAGTCGCGTAAGCGTTGAGCGCAGGCGCGCCGATGAGGCGGTGGCCCCCCTTCAGGATGCATTGGATATTGACGAGATCACCGACGCAGAGCGGGCGGAACTCATGTTGTGGAAAAAGTACCGGGTCGATCTGAATCGAATTCCCGATCAACCAGGTTATCCCGGCACAGTTGATTGGCCGGTTTCGCCGGATTGATAAAAATCGCTTGGACATCGAATGGGTAGCTGGAGTAGGTTTGGTGACTGCCCTGGCTTACAAGGAATGTTCAATGAAGCGCGAGTCAATTCCTCCCCAAGTAAAACTCACTCTTCGAGCTGAAGTAGGATTTGGTTGTCCGGTGAGTGGCTGTGGTAATCCGTATCTGGAGTACCATCATTTTGATCCTCCGATAAGTGTTCGTGCCCATAATGAACCGCAGGGGATGATAGCTCTGTGTGCCCAGCACCATAAAAAGGCAGATGGTGGAGCATTTACAAATGAACAACTACATGCATTGAAGTCGGATAAGGCCCATGCAGAAAGCGTTAAAGGTAGTCTAGATTGGCTACGCTATGAACTCCTCGCAGTGGTAGGAGGCAACTATTATTACGAAACGCCAAGAGTCATTGTAATAGATGACGTTGAGGTGGTCTCATTAAAGAGGGATGATGAAGGGTACTTAAGGCTTAGCGTTAATTTTCTTAGCTTGGAACGGGCAGATCGCATCACTATTGATCGTAACTCTTGGCGAGGAGTAGGTAATCCTATTGATCTGAGATGTCCTCCTCAAGGGAAAGAGCTAGAAGTTAAATATGATAATGGGGATTATCTCTATTTGCGGTTTTTTGAATTAAACTCGGCAGAGGAGGCATTCAAAAAATATAATCATCCGGCCTTTTTGAGTGAAGAGTTTGTGCGTTACCCTATAACTGCTCTTGAGGTTAACTTAAGAATAGGTGGTACAACTATCGAGTTATCCCCTAAAGGAACGACCTATGGTAATGGGGGTTTTTCTGGTGGGTTCTATTCCTGTTGTGGTGGAGGTATTGATTTATCTGGAACTGGATTGGTTTGGCAGCAGAATCCGCCTGATGCGGTTCCTGTGAAACCCATTGTCGATGATAGACGAGTTATCCATGTAGATTTTCGAAAATAAACATAAACAATCATTAATTACATAACCCGCTCCGGCGGGTTTTTTATTTTCTGGAGATAAGTTATGACTGCAACCGAAAAAGACCGCGACATCCTCGCGCGTACATTGTGGGGGGAGGCGCGTGGCGAGAGCCTGGTCGGGCAGATTGCGGTGGCCTGGACGATCCGCAACCGTGTGAACGACGGTGTATCGAAGTCGTGGTGGGGTGAAGGCTACGCAGGCGTGTGCCAAGCCAAGTACCAATTCAGTTGCTGGAATGCGAACGACCCAAACTTCGCTTTCCTGATCGGTGCGAAACCTATTCCGGCTAGCGAGTTCACCCGGGCGCAGAGAGCCGCTGACCTGGTGATCTCCGGCGTCGAGCCTGACCCTACTGGCGGCGCCACGCACTACTATGCGACCAGCATAAAGACTCCACCGGCTTGGGCGGCGAAAGCGAAACAGACGTATAGGCTTGGCGGTCACGTTTTTTTCAGGGATGTTCCGTGATGACGCCGGTGCAAAAGCTTATCTGCCTGCTGGCGTTGATTGTGGCGCTGATGGCTGGTAGTGCCGTGGCGACTTGGCTAATCCAGGACTGGCGCTTCGGTAAACAGTTGGCGGATCAAGCCCGCCTGCATGCCGACGATCTGACCGCCATCAGTAACGCTACCTCTGCCCAGCAGCAAGCCGATCTGAATAAGCGCGTTGCGCTTGAGCAGCGATTGTCGGCCAGCGATCAAAACCATCACAAGGAACTGAGCGATGCTCAAACCAATCAAGCTCGCTTACGTGATCGCCTTGCCACTTCTGATCTGCGGCTGTCAGTCCTCCTTGCCGAGGATCCAGCCAGTGGCTGCGCAGTGCCAACCGGGGCCGCCACCGGCAGCGTGGTTCATGGAAGAGCGCGTGCCCGACTTGACCCAGCGCATGCTCAACGAATTGTCGCCATCACCGACGCCGGCGATCAGGGATTGATCGCGCTGCGTGCGTGCCAAGCCTACGTGCGAGAGTTTGCGAGATGACGATCGGGACAAGACAGGTCCATTTTACTGTGAAGCGGTGAGCGAGCTTGTTGTGTCCTTGCATGCCTCAGACAACAGGGAAGGAGGCACGAAGGTGTCACTCACTCTTGAAAAATATTTATCCTGCAGCGTTGGGTTGAAACCGTTAGGACTAGCGCTAGATCCGAGGTAACGAACAGTGGAATCAGTGCAATTAAATTCAAGCTTCACGTAAGTCTTGTAATCCCCAAAGTCTCTTTTCGTGATGACGGTACGGGTTTGGTCGGTTTGGGTGATTGAAACGGTCGAGTCTTGGCTGAGTGAATGCGAGCGCAAGATAACTGAGTCAGCGCCGTGGGCGGCGGAGCAGGAAAATAAGGCACAGGCTATAAGAAAGCGACTCATGGGGACCTTCCGTGGAGAATATGACCGAGTGGGGGATGATATCCATTTCGTAGACATTGCATAGTAATTATTGCAGTTGTGTGTTGAACCTAAATTATAGTTTTGGGTCTGGGCGTCAGGCCCTCCAGTATTCCCCTGAGCCGATCAGCCTCGCGTTTGTGCCCTCTGGCCGAGATTTCGAGGTCGTACAGCTCCTTTCGATCGATTGCCAGTTGAGCTGCCCTCTCCCGGAGATTGCTCATTGCTTCGTCGCGCTGCGTGATCGCTTCGTCATACATTTGCACCAGGCCGAAGATATCCTCTCGCGCCTTCCGAAGGTGCAGGTTTAGTTCTTGGACTTCGTTTTCCAGCAGGCGCAAGTAGTGGCGACAGGTTTCAAGTTCAGTCGGGCAGCCTAGCCAGTCGCTGGTGTCTTCGATTTCGTACGGATCCACGGTGATGCCTTGTTGGGGCTGGTTGTATATACAGTATTCGATCAGGCGTGTTTCTGGCTACAGTGAAGCGACGACCTGTATTCGCATGCGGCCTGAGGGTCAGCTATGGCGAGGCGTTCAGTGTATTGAGAATTGTGTTCCACACATGGAGGGAAGACTTGTGGCCTATGTGACGTTCTATGATCGGCAGGGTCGGGCGGTGGCCTGGTTTGATGATGAGCAGGACAACCCTGCCATCTATCTCTACAGCGGCAGACCAGTAGCTTGGATTTCAGATGAGTCAATCTATGCTTATTCGGGGGCGCACCTCGGATGGTTCGTTGATGGTTGGATTCGTGATTCGCATGGTCACGCTGTGCTCTTCACTCCAGATTGCAGCGGCGGTCCAGCTCGCCCCGCGCGACATGCCCGACCTGCGAGGGGCGCACGACAGGCGCGGCCTGCTCGCGGAGCTCGTCACGCTCGTCCGGCTAGGCCTGCCAGAACGACGTCTTGGTCTCCACTAAGTGGTGATGCATTCTTTTTGAGGTGATCCCAGATTAAGGCATATTTAGGGCAAATCATGGGCCGCATTAGGCCGAGCTAGGCCGGAGGATGAAGGTCACATCCTCGGTTTTACCGGTCTGAAGCGGACTACGAAAAGCTCTGACGGGGTTCGAACCCTACGCACTTTCAGTGACGCACATCAAAGCTCCGTCGCCTTAATGAGGCGGCGGAGTTTTTTTGTGCTTGGAGTCTGAGAGTGAATGTCGTGTCGGTGCTGTCTGGATTGGAGCGACAGTCACTGACGACACGATTTGCTAGGGGAGGCAGGAAATGTGTGAGCGGTGGTACGAAAGAGGTACGCGTGAAAAACAGATTCTCTGAGGGCTTTGGTTTGCAAGGCCTTAAGGATTAGATGGTCCAATCCATCATCGGCGCCACGGAGAAACGGCGGGAGAGCGGGGCGGGTGTGGCGG